ATTAAATCTAGAAGACAACGACGAAGGAGAAATCATAATAAGAATAAATCTAGAAGACAGCGCGGAGGAAATTGGTGGCCGTTTGGGAAGAAGAAGGTGGAGGAGAAGGTGGAGGAAGTGCCTGCGAAGGCGGTGAAACTTGATTTATTTGGTCGACCAATTGAGAGTGACGAAGACAAGGCCCAACGGCGGGCTAATGATGAGTCGAATAATTCAAACTCAGAAGACGCTCGTTCTTATAGAGGTGTTTATCGCCGTTAAGACAATCGTTAAATTGATATATGTATAAATCACACATATCAATTTATAGTATAAATTAAATAAAAAGAAAATTATAACAATATTATTAATGATTAACTATTTAATATTTGGCTCAGCAGGTGCTATTTCAGGTGGTATACTTTATTCTGGGTGTAATGAATTATATAAAATCTATATTATAAAAAGTCAAAAATATATATTACCTATTCAAAATGTAAAACAATATTTGAATCGAGGTTTTATTGTAGGATTAGGAGTAGGAATATCAAGAGCATATACCGGTAAACCTCTTATTGATATAGTAATTAATTCTTTTTTTTCGTTTTAGTATGTTTTTTTTTATTTTTTATATTACGTTTTCGAGTTTTCCTATGTCTAGATGGATCATATTTAAGAAACCATTCTTCGTATTCGGAACTATTGCGTCGTTTATGTAATTCATTAAATTTGCGTTGTTTTATAGAACGCAATTCTTCTCGTCCAACTTGATGTCCATAACATGTATTTACAAATCTTTTTAAAAGACCTTTTTGAGCAAGTCTATTTTTTTGTTGAACTATAAAAAGATATTGAGCCATACATAAAATACGATGCGTATCATAATAGGGACGATCTGCATAAATAAATGCTAAATAAAAACTGAGCATTGTATCAATCGTTGCTACATGTATAGATTGTCCATCATGTTGAATGGTATTATAATTATGACACCCTGTGGTAAGATAAATAAATGCAACAGTGTCTTTATCTATAATAATTTCATAATGTTCGGGTATAACGTCAGCTACACCCAATCTTTTTTTAAAATGAACATTTAAATATTTTTCTTTTGTTAATTTGGCAACTACTTGTGTAGCAACTCGTTCAGGGTCATTTGCTAATACATCAAAATCGGGTATGCGTTGTAACTTAGTCCTTACTGTCTTGGGCATGTATTCACCATATAAACTAGTAGCAAATGCCCCAAAGAAAATAACATCATGTTTAATAAATTCTTGTTTAATAATATTAAATACATGTTTACCTTTTTGTGGATGTTTATATAAAGGACGTTGAAAATCTTTCGCCCGACAATATTTTACTCGTAAAGGATAAGTATCATTCAATAGAACCAGTCGTTGAAGTACTTTTTCCCACCTGGATACATCGCCGTTTGGTCTTGATAATTCTAAATACATGGACATTCTTAAATAATTTGACGGGGCATAATATATTTTAGATTTATGTATAGCATTTTGTTGTAAAGATTTAAATAATTTATTAGGTAATTGAGTAATGTCGGCAATAGGAATGAAATTTACAAATACTTTATAAGTACCGTGATGAACACCAGCACTTGCGTGAACATCCATATATCCAGCTGAAAAATATTTTCGCGCGAGTTCTTTTGCATGATTTAGAGCATTATATGAAAAAAAATCATAGTCTGGTATATCAAGATCTTTATTGTAAAATTTTTTATTTTTTGGTAATATATTATTAATTGCAGTTCCCCCGTAACAAATAAGACGTTTAGATATAATAAAATCTTCAACTATAGAGATCATTTTTTTAATTTCAGGATCATTTACTTGTTTATATTTGTTTTGTTTTTCATTTGTATCCATGGCTTTTCGTAATATGTCCATTTCTTTAATATGTAAATCTTCGTTCATATATTAAAGAAATAAAAATATTAAGTGTTATGTGTGACTTTTTCTGAACCATATTGTATAGTACGTTCTTGTGGAATACATGTGTGATTTGGATCACAGTCGATATTTGGTGCAGGGATAGTAATTTTTTCTGCGCGCAAAACTTTTGGTTTTAATGAAAATGCCGTTGCTGTACTTTGTCCGCCTGCTTTAGTGTCAAAAAATTTATTGTTAAATTGAAGTGCATCATCGAAATTTTGATAATTCATTCCCACCAATTGGCATCCCATATCATATGCTGATGTATGTACAATATTTGTATTATTTGCAGACATATCGGGTAGTACTATGGACATTTTCATTTTATTATTAGTTTCGATTTCAGATGAATCGGTTGAATATTTAACGTCATATTGTCTATATACCCTCATAAAGTTGGCATCTTTTCCGGCGGTTATATTGGTTATTTTTTTTAATCTGGTTCCTTCAATATTATCAGTGTCTTTTAGTACAGCGATAATGACTTTACGCTGTAATGTATTTAATGTTACTTCCCCAAAATTTTTTCCGTGATATTCGTTTCCATATGCAGGTCCTAATAAATGTGATGATTTTACATTGAATTCATTTATAATAATATCTGCAATGGAGTTAAATATTTGTTTTGTTTTACTATTAATACGAAAGAATAATATGAGTGGGTCAGTAGGGTTCGGACAAAATCCAGAAGAAAATGCATATGAACGAACTAATGCCATAGCTTCAGATAATTCTAAATGATTATAAGTTTCTTTATAAGTATATTCATGAATGGACGAAGCGGCTACTACAGGTTTATTGTTAATAGAATATATTTCAAAATCTAAACATCTAGCTCCATGTTGAATAGCATTTTTTAAAGCACATTGATTAACATAATCATTTTTAAAATTTCCAGCACAACAACAATTATATGCAGTTTTAATATAATAATCACGAATAGGATGTGACCATGCCCCAGGACCTGATTGAATAGGACCTATGGATGGCGCGGGTTCAAATATAGATATTCTATTGCAATTTTTTGAATTGAGATCCAATTTATTGAAAATATAAAATAAAAGGATAAATATGATCAGTATAAATAGTGCTGCTATTGCCATATATTGATAAGCTGATGAATTGATTGTAGGGGATAATTTATCCATGATATATTATATATATGTTTTTTTTTAAGGGATAAATAATAATAACCTATTATAATATTATGCCAGGTGGATTACTAAATATTGTCGCGTATGGTAATCAGAATATAATATTAAATGGTAACCCGACAAAAACATTTTATAAATGTGTATATTCAAAATATACTAATTTCGGATTACAAAAATTTCGTATAGATTACAGTGGATTAAAAGAGTTGCGATTAAATGAAGAATCTAGATTTGATTTTAAAATTCCTAGGTATGCAGAATTATTAATGGATACTTATATATCCGTTACATTACCTAATATATGGTCTCCGATATATCCCCCTCAAACAGATACAGACACTTGGAAACCATATGAATTTAAATGGATTAAACATTTAGGCACAAGTATGATAAAGGAGATAACAATTTATTCGGGGGGGACAACCTTGCAAAAACTATCCGGTGATTATTTACATAATCTAATGTTAAGGGATACACGAAACAAGGTATTATTTGATGAAATGATAGGTAATGTGAAAGAATTGAATGATCCGGCTAATTCAGGTAATAGAAATAATCAATATCCTAATGCGTATTATTCTGGTTCTTCCGTAGGATCGGAACCTTCTATACGCGGTCGCAAAATTTATATACCCATTGGTGCATGGTTTACCTTTTCTAGTAAAATGGCATTTCCTTTAGTATGTTTACAATATAATGAATTGCATATAGAAGTGATTATGAGACCCATACGTGAATTATTTGTAATAAATGATGTTACTGATACATTGTTACCTTCCATTCGCCCTAATTTTAATATATCTGAACATAGTTTTTATAGATTTATTCAGGAACCACCAGCAATTGATATTAATACAACATCATACGGGGATAAAACCACTTCATGGAATACTGATATACATTTAATAAGTACTTATTGTTTTCTATCCGAAGAAGAAGCGAAAGTATTTGCTAAATCGGAGCAACGTTATTTAATAAAAGAAGTACGTTCGGAAATATTTCAAAATTTAGTAGGATCGAAAAAAATAAAGGTAAATTCAAATGGGTTAGTTGTTAATTGGATGTGGTTTTTACGGCGTAATGACGTAGCCCTTCGTAATGAATGGACTAATTATACAAATTGGGAATATGATTATTTACCGAACGAGGTTAGTAAGGCATCTTATTTTGGGGATTATTCAATTGGTTCGTCAACTGATATAGCCCCGGGACATAACCCTGATGGAACTGATACATATATATATTTATCAGGGGATTATAGTCAATATAATCAAAAAGAAATTTTAAATAACTTTGCGATTATATTTGATGGTAAATATCGTGAAAATGATATGGATTCAGGAATATATAATTATTTAGAAAAGTA